CAGCATTTATTTCTGTTGCCGCCACCCTAACTGCTACATCTACATTTAAATGGCTGGTCACAATAATAAAACCGATCATTAAACAAACATGGAGCAAGTTGACAAAAAAGAAGGAACAAAAGGTTTCTTAGATAAAGTTAAAGAAAATACCGAGGATGAATTACAAATCCTTGGTACTTTTGTCCGTCTAGGTGTTGTCGTTTGGAGTGGTTTTATTATCACTCTAAACTACGTAGACATCCCTATGATTAAAAAGGGGCAAAGCGGCGGTGATATTACATTTGTAGCTTCTGTCTTTACAGGCGCATTAGCGACTTTTGGACTGACTACATCAAACAGTAAAACGAATCCTAAACCTCCTGAACCTAAAAAGAAAGAAGAATGAAACGTCTTATTTTGTTGATGATGTTGGCTAGCCCTGCAGCCGCACAAACAGTGACTCCTAACTTTACACAGGGGTCAATGCAATCCACTACTACTACCACTGTGGATATTAGCCGTACTATTGAGACTAATGTTTATGGTGGCGATTATTCATCATGGTCTGGAACAAACGTAACTCCAAGCGGAGACATTTCAAATTCAGCAACAACATTTTCAGTAACAGATACGTCTCAACCCTTTCAATTAGAGGTTGTAACCCGTTCAGCTGGTTTGATCGAAGACAGCCTAATCAACGAAACCATCAATCAGGTCTCTACTACTACTTCCTTGTCGGTCTTCTCGCAATAGTAAGCCCTGCTTACGCAGAAGAAGAACCTACGGTTGAAAATACATCTAGTCCTGTTGCAGCAGCAACGGGTAATGTAACTAATCAGGCGGTGCAATTTCAAAACAATGGGTCATCGTCTCGTCAATACTTTGCAGCCAATAATAGTTGTAATGGAACCACCATGCAATTCTCACCCTTTTATATGGGCAACGATACTATTCCTTTTGATGATTCTGGCTATGTACGAGGCAATAACTACGGCGTACAGCTAAGTTTTTCAGTACCGTTAGATGGTGGTATGGTTGAAACTTGCAAAGCTATTGCACGAAAACATGAGCAAAAAATGCGTCTTGATTACGAACTTGTTCGTGCACTTAAATGTACAGAAATTATGAGAACAGGGTTTACATTTAGACCTGGTTCACGTGTTGAGATGCTGTGTAATGATATTGTACCTATTATTTCAATAAAAAAGAATGACTGAAGCATTGGTAACTTCTGTTATTGCAGTAGTCACAGCTGGAGCAGCTTTAAACAATCGATTACACAACCGAATAAACAGTGTGCATGAACGTATCAGTGCATTAGATCGTCGTCTAGATGGTATAGAGCTGACTGTTGCTAATGATTATGTCAAAAAAACAGAGTTATCTGAACTAATCAGTCGAATGGAATCCCACATGGTACGTATTGAAAACAAACTAGACCAAATGGCTTTACGAAATGGTTAAGAAAAAGGCTACTGAGGACCAGTTTAACGAGTTGCACAACCTTGTTACAAAGGAGTTTCTTGCCCGTATTAAATCAGGTGAGGCTACTACACAAGATTTGAAAGCAGCTTGTGACTGGCTTAAGACAAATGACATCAGCGGTGTCGCCATGGACGGCAATCCACTGTCTAAACTAGCGGCGGTTATGCCTACAGTTGACCCTGAACTTGTACAACGGAGGCTGCATGGCTCGAACGTCTAAACATAGTGGTGCCAAATACGCTAATGGTAACTACAAATCGTACCAAAAAGAGTACGACTCAAGTAAATTACAGATTAAAAAACGTTCTGAACTGAACAAAGAAAATAGAAAACGGGGTACCTATGGCAATGGTGACGGAAAAGATGTATCACACAAAAAGAATGGTAAAACATTTCTTGAAAAAGCATCTAAAAACCGAGCACGTAAAGGCCGAGCATGACCCCACTACTTCCAACTCCTGACGACTACCTATTCAACTTAATAGCCATGACCTCACCAGAAGCCAAGCGCCTGTGGAGGCGCTCTATTAAGGAACACTTTGACCATACATGTATTTATTGCGGAAAAACTTATGACCTTAGTCAGTTATCTATCGATCATGTTCATCCTAGGTCTCGTGGCGGGCAGGATGTCGCAACGAATGTCGTATGTGCCTGTACCCGTTGTAATCAGGAGAAAGGAAGTGCCAACGTCCTTGAATGGATGAGGTATAAATTTGGAGTCAATAGGCTCCGTGAAAAAGTTTTATTGGAGCATATTGCTTAAATGAGTAAATTTGACGCTGAATACAATGAAGCTAAAACCCGTGTTGTAGCTAAAATACAACAATGGGTAAATGAACAAAAAGCCCTTAAAGCAGCCGGTGAAAAAGTCAGTAAAAGTGGTGTAAAACAAGCAGAGCGGGCTAAACGTTCTATTATCTCATCTACAGATGAAACGTTTGGTTTTTTAGTTGAAGAGGCTTTGTCTAAAGATCTTAGTGGTGAACAGATTAAAAACAAAATTCGTGGTTTAATTGAGCGTCAATTTCCTAAAAATTTACGGTTGATTTCCTCTGACAGAATACACCACAAAAATGCTCTTGAATTAGTTGAGCTTGTTAGTCAACAAGAACCTAGTGTTGTTTTACAATTTTTACAAAGGTCTGAAAAAGAAGGTTATTTCTTTGGTGACAGTTTAGAAAACACTAAAGGTGCATCTTTTACAGAGCCTGCTCATACTGGTGCTTTTCCACAAGATACTACTGGTAAGATTAATTATCCTAAGGAATACGGCGCGCCTGGAGTTAGGCTAGTTAGTGGTCATCCTGCTGGTACTAATGACCCTAGGTTTAAATTTAAAAATAAAATTTACAGTTCTGGTGATGAATTATTTGACGCTATTACACCTGCATTAGCTTATAGTGCTGATGCTTTAGATAGGGCTTTATTTGCCGACCGTCCTAGAATTGATATGTTAGAAACTCTAGCAAGAAATCAAGGTTTACTTGAACCTGGAGAAAGTGTTAGAGAACTTGCGCCAGGACCACGGCTACAAGCAATTCAAAAGTTTGCTGAGCAACCTGATAACAAAATTTTGATTGAAGGTGCTAGAGGACAAACAGCTAGTTATGAGGAATTTTTAAGAAGCGAAAGACCTAATCTTGCAAGGTGGCAAGCACAATTTCCAGAGCAACCTCTTGCTCAAATGCCTTTAGGATCAGCTGAATTAGAAACTAATTTACTTAATGTTAAAGGTGGTAGTATGGTATTAGATAATGCAAAACTTCTTCGTAGGGGAGTATCAAGATTAATTATGCCAGCAACAGCTAGTGCAGCATCATTAATTTTAGGTGCAGGAGATCTTCAAGCTAGAGAAGAACGAGTAGAGCAAGACCCTAGCCTTATTAATAAACTGCAACTTGGACTAGCTCAAGCAGAAAGAAAGGCTGATTTAGCTGGTTTAGTCCCTAACCCTGTTACATCTCCTATAGCTGAACCGGTTGGTTTTTTTTCTGGACTTGCTAACGTTGGTATTGATATTGCGCGAGATCCGATTGGAACAGTAAAAACAATTGGTGGCGGGATGAGGTATTTTATCGAAAACGCCCATAAACACCGTGTACCATCGTTTTCTACCCTTCTACGCTAGATTGTACCTATGACCCACCCAATCTTTGTTACAGGCCCTCAGAGAGCAGGCTCACGGCTTGCTAGCCACATCATAGCCAGACAAACTGGTAGAGAGTTTGTAGATGAGCTTGAATACAACATTGACATACCTATGAACAGTGTTATTCAAGCTCCTTTTCTTTTGAAAGCTGTTATTGAACTATCTTTTATATTTCCTACAGCTCAATTTGCTTTTATGTATCGCAGCAAAGAAGATATAATTAAAAGTATGGAACGTGTTGAGTGGTATAAAGATTATACTTACCACCCTGATTTTTATAGTACATTTATCGATCATTGCTACACATATATCGAGCAACTCAAGAATGAGTTACCTCAAGGGCGTTGGTTTGATATACAATACGAATCTCTTATACATGACCCGTTGTTTGTCAAGGATCGGTCTAATTTTACAGTAAAACAACACCTACCAGACAAACCAAATGGACCTAAAACATGGAGAAACGATGAATACATTAGAACTCTTAAAGAGTGATTTTAAGCTGTTTCTACAAGCATTATGGACACAACTTGACCTACCAAACCCTACACGTGCACAATATGCAATCGCAGACTATCTTCAGCATGGACCTAAGCGTCTTCAAATACAAGCTTTCCGTGGAGTGGGAAAGAGCTGGATTACTGGAGCCTTTGTTTTGTGGACGCTTTTTAATAACCCTGAAAAAAAGATAATGATCATTTCGGCATCTAAAGAACGTGCCGATAACATGTCCATCTTTCTACAGAAATTAATCATTGAAACACCATGGTTGGTTCATTTGCGTCCTAAATCTGATGACGCCCGTTGGTCCCGCATATCATTCGATGTTAATTGCAGTCCACACCAAGCTCCGTCTGTTAAATCAGTGGGAATCACTGGTCAACTTACTGGTAGCCGTGCTGACCTCATGATTCTGGACGACATTGAAGTTCCTGGTAACTCAATGACAGAACTGATGCGGGAGAAATTACTACAACTTTGTACAGAAGCTGAGTCTATCCTTACACCCAAAGATGACTCTCGTATTATGTATCTTGGTACTCCACAAACTACATTTACCGTTTACAAACGACTAGCAGAACGTTCCTATAAACCTTTTGTATGGCCTGCACGTTACCCTCGTAAGACAACCATCTATGAAGGTTTACTGGCTCCACAATTGGTAGAAGACATCGATAACGGTGCTAAGAAATGGGACGTTACAGATGATAGATTTGATAATGAAGATTTGATAGAACGTGAAGCGTCCATGGGACGGTCGAACTTCATGTTACAGTTCATGCTAGACACCTCCCTTAGTGATGCTGACAAATTCCCACTTAAATGCTCTGATCTGGTTGTTACCAGTGTTAACCCTAAATCTGCTCCCGAGTCCGTCATATGGTGCTCCGACCCACAAAACGTCATCAAAGACTTACCAATTGTCGGATTACCTGGAGATTATTTCTACAGTCCAATGCAACTCCAGGGGCAATGGGATTCTTACACTGAAACAATCTGCTCAATTGACCCGTCGGGTCGTGGATCAGATGAGACAACAGCAGCTTATCTCTCCCAACGTAACGGTATCCTGTACTTGCACGAAATGCGTGCTTACCGAGACGGATACTCAGACAACACACTCCTGGACATTCTAAAAGGTTGTAAAAAGTATGAAGTATCTAAGCTTGTCATTGAAACTAACTTTGGCGACGGTATTGTTAGCGAGTTGTTCCGCAAACATCTTCAACAAACAAACCAAAGAATTGATGTTGAAGAAGTCCGAGCAAATGTTAGAAAAGAAGATCGAATCATTGACGCCCTTGAACCCGTCCTTAATCAACACCGACTCGTCGTCGATCGTTCCGTCATTGAATGGGACTTCAAGTCTAATCCCGATGAAGCCCCTGAAAAACGATTGATGTACATGTTGTTCTACCAAATGAGTAGAATGTGTCGTGAAAAAGGCGCAGTTAAACATGACGACAGAATAGACGCTCTAGCTCAAGGTGTTAAATACTTTACAGATGCTATGGGTATCTCAGCCCAAGAAGCTATCAAAGAACGTAAACGTATGGAATGGAATGCTATGTTGGAAGAGTTCATAGACGACCCACAAACCTCCGCTAATCATATGGTTTTGGGTATGAATTTAGAACAACGACAACAAGCTAGAGGTACTTCTAAGACCTCAGTCCCTAACTGGGTTTAACACGGTCCCTCATCTATACAGGAGGAGAGAAGGGTGGACTCACCTCCTGAGGGGGATTTTCGAGACAAGCTCTCAATCCCCCTTTATTAATGTCCCCGGGAATGGACATTCTGTAAGTAACGACACAAACTATCTATTAATTAACTCCTTACTGACTGAATCCCGGAGAACTGATTGTAAATCCCCACCCCAAACTCACAATCCCACCACAACTTATACTACTGTATGCATACCGTACAACTTGTACACTCCACACCTGACGCTGAATCCTTAGTAGCTTATATGGCTAGGGTATCTAACCCAAATAATCAGGATAACCCCGAGTCAGAACGTTTGATTAAATATCTAATTAAACATAAACACTGGTCACCTTTTGAAATGGTGAATATGTGTGTACAGATTGAGACAACCCGAAGTGTTGCTGCTCAAATCTTACGTCATCGTTCCTTTAGCTTTCAAGAGTTTAGTCAACGGTACGCTAAAGTGGCTAAACCTGCCGCTATCCCCCAACTGCGTAGACAAGATACAAAGAATAGACAGAATAGTGTTGATGATTTAGATCCTTATACCGTTAAAGACTTTACCGTTAAGATTAATAGCTTGTTTGAGTTAGGTGAAAGCCTCTATAATGAAATGTTAGAAGCTGGTGTAGCTAAAGAGTGTGCAAGAGACATCTTACCCCTCTCAACACCTACTAAACTCTACATGAACGGTACCCTGCGCTCCTGGATACACTATATTGACCTTCGTACCGCTAATGGTACTCAACAAGAGCATAAACAAGTCGCTCAAGGGGTTAAACAGGTCTTTGAAGAGCAGTTCCCATTGATTTCTAAGGCAGTATGGCAGCACTAGGTGCCACTATGGAGTCCTTAATCCTGTTTCTAAAGGTTTGTACCGCTAACCATGTTAGTTTTTATAGTTGTCTACGTGTTTTGTAGTATTTACCCGCTTATGTAG